TTTGTAGAAACAGCAGAAGGTGAACGTTATAAATTAAAAACAACCAATCTACATGGTGCTCGTGCTATTGGTCAGCATGTTGCTCAGGGCGGTATGATGGTTGATGATCGCACCAACAAAATCTACGACATGGTTACTGAAATGCAACAACTAAGAAAGTTTTTAATGGCAACAAGAAACGTAGAAGCATTTGAAGATACTGATATTCCACATATGGTTGAAGCGGCCCGTACCCGTTACACTGAAGTACAACGTGGATTAAAAACAATGCGTGGACCAAAAGGTTATGCAAAATTTTGGGATAATCATGCACCTTCAGAAGAAATTGAAATAGACGACGAAGCCTCTTTAAAAGAACGCTTTACTAAAAAGTTTTTAGATCATCGCATTGAAGAAGCACTCCCCTTTGTGTATAAAGCATACCATAAAGTAAACGAAGCTGGGAAGTTAACTAAATCAGTTAACGATGAAATTGATGCATGGGCAGACAGCATTATGGATAGCAACGAACAGCCAACATCAGAAAAAGGTTCCGAATTAAAGGAAGGTACCTGGCACTTACCGTCAACTGATGAAGAAGTTGAAACGTTTAAAAAGTTAATGTCTAAACCACTTAAATTTGGCACTGAAGGCGATAATGCAACTAATGCTATTGGTGCAGTGTTTGGTGATGATGAATTGTATGATAACTTATATTCTGCTAGTGAAATACAAGGTCCAGATGGCGATGCAAGATCAACTATAGTACAATGGTTTACTCCATTATGGAAAGAAGTAACCAATGGTGACCATGATTACATGGAAAAAGAAATGCTTGAAAAGATTCAAGCCGTTGGATCATATTTACGTACTTGGAAGCCAGAATCAGAACCGGCACCTGCTGATGCAGAAGGGCCAGATGAAGAACCAGCACCTGAAACTGAAGATGCCGACCTATCAGCTAAAAGAATGTCTATGCTAACAACTGCTATTGGAAAACACACAATCCAAAATTTACCAAAAGCAACCAAAGTTGAAGCTATCGAAGAACTTCAGCAACTAGCTGGACTTAAATAAACCACAAAATCCTCTTTTTTCTCTTTTTGGTAAAAAAGCCTGTTGACTGCTAAATAAAAGTAGCATATACTGTGTATGTGCTTAGGCAAATATAGCAAAACATTATGGCACAAAAAAGGAGAATACATCATGGCTTCATTAGCTGAAATACGTGCGAAACTCGCATCTCAAGAAAATAGACTCGGAAACAATCAAAGTGGCGGCGACAATGCTGTTTACGCACACTGGCAAGCCGCAGAAGGAACTACTTCCAGGCTTCGTTTCCTCCCCGACTCAGACACTAAAAATGATTTCTTTTGGGTAGAACGAAATATGATTCGTTTGCCTTTTAACGGAATCAAAGGTGACGTTAATAGTAAACCGCAAGTAGTACAAGTTCCTTGTATTGAAATGTGGGAACCTAACGCCTGTCCAATTCTGGCAGAAGTACGTACATGGTTCAAAGACTCAAGTCTTGAAGACATGGGTCGTAAGTATTGGAAGAAGCGTTCTTATATCTTCCAAGGCTTTGTACGAGAAGCTGGTTATGGAGACGATCAGGCTCCGGAGAACCCAATCAGACGTTTCATGATTAGTCCGCAAATCTTTAATATTGTTAAAGCGGCTCTTATGGATCCTGAGATGGAAGAACTCCCAACAGATACCGAGAGAGGATTAGACTTTAATATTGTAAAGACATCAAAAGGTGGCTATGCAGATTATAGTACTTCAAAATACTCTCGTAAGGAAACTGCACTTTCAGAAGTAGAACGTGCTAGTATTGATCAGTATGGATTGCATAATCTATCCGACTTCCTTCCTAAACGACCAAACGAAACTGAGCTTAAAGTTATTACTGAAATGTTTGAAGCATCAGTTGATGGTCAGGCTTATGACCCAGAAAAGTTTGGTGCTTACTACAAACCAAGTGGCTTCCAGTATAATGCTGGTAAAGCAGACTCGGCAGTATCAGTACCAACAGCGGCTCCAGTTGCACCGGCAGTTGCTCCGGCACCTGAAGTTACACAGCCTGCACCAGCACCTGCTCCAGTAGCAGAAGTGGCTCCAGTAGTTGAAGCTGAACCAGCACCTGCACCAGCGGCAGAAACTGAAGGTTCAGGTAAACGAGCTGAAGACATTCTTGCAATGATCAGAAGCAGACAGACTTCGTAAAATAAAAGTCTAAGCACTGTAGGGGAGTTTCGGCTCCCCTACATATCAACTATGGAATAAAGGAATAACTCATGGCTAAACCGTTTGACGTAAGTAAATTTAGAAAAGACATTAACAAAGCAATCGATGGATTGACAATCGGATTTCATGATCCAACTGATTGGGTAAGTACTGGTAATCATGCACTTAACTATCTTATTAGTGGCGACTTTCATAAAGGCGTGCCAATGGGTAAGGTTACAGTGTTTGCTGGAGAAAGTGGCGCAGGTAAAAGTTACTTTGCAAGTGGAAACATTGTAAAAGCCGCACAAGAACAAGGTATTTTTGTAGTACTAATTGACAGTGAAAATGCACTTGATGAAACTTGGTTACAAGCACTTGGAGTTGACACAGGTGAGGATAAATTGCTCAAATTAAGTATGAGCATGATTGACGATGTTGCTAAAACGATCTCATCATTTATGAAAGATTATAAAGCAATGTCCGACGAAGAACGCCCTAAAGTGTTATTTGTAATTGATAGTTTGGGTATGTTGTTAACACCCACAGATGTTGATCAATTTGAAGCAGGTAATATGAAAGGTGATTTAGGTAGAAAGCCCAAAGCACTCACTGCACTTGTACGTAATACAGTTAATATGATTGGTAGTTATAACGTAGGAATGGTTTGTACTAACCACACTTATGCTTCGCAAGATATGTTTGACCCAGATGATAAGATTAGTGGTGGACAAGGCTTTATCTATGCAAGTAGTATTGTTATTGCAATGCGAAAACTTAAACTAAAAGAAGATGAAGATGGCAATAAGATCAGTGATGTAATGGGTATTCGTGCCGCTTGTAAGGTTATGAAAACACGTTATGCAAAACCATTTGAAGGTGTGCAAGTTAAGATTCCTTATGAAACAGGTATGAATCCTTACAGTGGATTGGTTGACTTGTTTGAAAAGAAAAGTATTCTTAAGAAAACTGGTAATAGGCTAGAATATATTGATCCTACATCAGGAGAAGCAGTAACTCAATTCCGTAAGGCGTGGGAACGTAATGAAAATAACTCCCTCGAACTTATTATGAATAACTACAATGAGCCGACTATTGTCGACGAAGAAGACTTGGTTGAAATTGAAGACCAAGCTGAAGTAGGAGAATCTTAATGGATGAAGAGTTTGATTTTTTAGTAACAACATATAACATCATGAAAGACTATGTACCTGCAAATCAAATGCAAGGTGCCGCAGATCATTTAATGGGTGTGATTGTTGATACTATGGATGAACTAGACTTAAAAGAATTTGTTGCGGCTACAGGTTGCACATATCTCAAAAAATCTCATAGTGAATACGATGTTGAAGATGACTATGACGATGATACTGATGAATTTGGAAGCGATTACGAAAACTACGATAATTAAGGAAAAACAATGTGGTACAGTAAAGTAGTTAAAGATTTAACACAATTACCTAACTTTATTTCTTATTACGAAAAAGAGCTAGAATCTGCTAGACGTGATGTCACTGTATCAGGAATTGTAGAACGTAACCTTAAAGACATGCCTGGAGTAACTGAACACCGTTTTAATCAATTGCAAGAGATTGAAGCCGTCCTCAGCTACTTGAATATACAACTTCGTAAAATTAGACGAACACATTTTCAAAAATATCTTGAAGGTTATGCCAGAGCATTAACCAGCAGAGATGCAGAAAAATATGTTGATGGTGAAGATGAAGTTATTGACTTCGAAACACTAATCAATGAAGTTGCATTGCTACGTAATAAATGGCTAGGTGTGCATAAAGGTTTAGATAATAAACAATGGATGTTGGGTCATATTGTAAAACTTAGAACGGCGGGAATGGAAGATGTTACCTTACTCTAATGTCTTAGAAAAATGGACAGCCATTAGGGACTTAAGGCCTCAAAGAGGTGTTACAAATTCTATTGATATGCTTTATCTTAGAGAACGAATAGACCGCATGTATTCACAAATTCAAAGTTATCCGCTATTAAATAATGGCGATACTCCTTCTTTAGAACGATTAACAAAACAATTTACTGAGGAAGTAATTGATTATAGCAAATTAGTAACAGTGGAGATTTTAAAGAATGGACAAATTCACAAGCCCGTATCAAAGTCACTTACATAGTCTACAGACTTTAAATCTAATATATCAATATGATAGTTTTCTTGATAGTTTAACTAACATTGCAGATATGGGTTGCGGTGAAGGAATTGATGTTAATTGGTGGGCTACACTTGAAACAAGAGACGAAGTATCAATACCACACAACTATAACGTATATGCAGTTGACAAAAAACTTAACGTTAACCCAAAGTATTTAGATAACGATCGTGTTTATCCGGTAGAAGCTAATTTTGAAGATACTGGAATATTTTCAACTCCAGTAGATGTAATGTGGTGCCACGATGCATTTCAGTATGTTAAAGACCCTATGCAAACTCTTTATAACTGGAATAAAATGCTAGTACAAGATGGTATGTTGATTATTATCATGCCGCAACTTGCTGGATACGTAAACGGCAAGTTTAGTAATCGAGTATATGATGGAACAATACACCCTTACAACATATTAAATATGATGTATATGTTGGCACTAAATGGGTTTGATTGTAATGATGCTTATTTTTACAGAGATCCTGCAGACCTTGAAAGCCCATGGTTACATATTGCAGTATACAAAGGAAGTGAACCATTAGATCCAAATACAACATTAATGGAATTAGCTGAAATGGAAAGATTAAATCCAAGTGCTAAAGACTGTTTAGATCGATTTGGGCATCTAAGGCAAGAAGAATTGTATACTACATGGTTTGACAAAGATTGGTATAAAGTAAGAACATGACACAGATTGCACTAGTAACAGGTGGCTTTGATCCAATACACGCAGGACATATTCAGTTAATAGTTGAAGCACAAGCTCATGGAGATGAAGTTTGGATAGGTATTAACAGTGATGAATGGCTACTTAAAAAGAAAGGTTTTGTGTTCCAACCGTTAAGTGATAGAGTTGCTATTGTAAAAGCCTTAGCAGGAGTGTCTAAAGTTCTTACGTGGGACGACTCCGACGGTGATGCAAGTGGAGCAATATTTAAAGCAAAACAGTTTGGAGCCACACATATTAATTTTTGTAATGGTGGTGATAGGAACGAAGCATCTTTGCCAGCAACAGAATTAATGTGGGCCAGCCGGAATGATTGTAACTTCATTTATGACGTTGGTGGATCAGAAAAAGTCAATAGTAGTTCCACTATTGCTGAAAATATTAAGTACCCTAAAACAGAACGTGGTTGGGGGTATTACAGAGTGTTACACGAAGTTCCGGGTTGCAAAGTAAAAGAACTTACAGTTAACCCAGGTGCAAAACTTAGTATGCAAAAACATGAATCACGTGCTGAGTTTTGGATGGTTAGTGATGGTACTGCAATCATTAATACAATAGGAACTGAGAAAGAACCTACTATCTTAAAGTTACATAATAGTACATTTATTCCTGCAGGAATGTGGCATCAGTTAATGAACCCGTTTCCGGAGCCATGCAGAATAGTAGAAATACAATATGGTTCTAAATGTACTGAGGATGATATTGAGCGTTTTGAAGAATAAAGGGGATCCCAAAATCCCCTCTAACTCTTACTTTAACCAGTCTAAATCTTTTCTATCTTTTAAAAGTTCAGCTTTGGTCATCGGATCTAAATAATTCCAATGTTGTTTTAGTATGGATCTTGCACGACTTTCGCCGTAGTTAACTGACCATGCAACAAATTTGTCCCATGCTCTATTTAAAAATGAAAAACTAACTGAGTGTACGTTTGCAACTATTGCGTTCATATTTTGAATCCTCCGTGACTACCATAGCGGATTTGTCCCCATGGATCACTAGAATTCAGCTTCTTGATTCTACGTTCAAGGTCAGCGTAATCTGCACTTTGACTTAGATACCACTCGACTGTGTTTACTGGTGATGGTTTAAAAATATATTTTAAAGCATTTAGGCATGCTTTTGCCATTTGATTAATCATAGGTTACTCCTGTGTGATATGATATGATATGTTATTGTATGTAAAATTTAAGCAATTTCTTACTCACTTTTATTTATAAAAGTGTCAGTGGTATTTTGGTAAATCTAAGGTAAAGACTGCCATGCGTAAAACGCATGAGTGAAAAAATTAACTTTTTGTTAACTTTTTGGTTGACCAAATGGTTAATCTGTCTTATAATGTATATAACAATTAAGGAATAGGAGAAACAAAGTGATTAGATTTTTAGGATGGATGACAGTAATTTGTTTAGGTCTTTATTTTGGAATTATCCAGAGCCTACTTGTTATTGTTGCAACTGCAATGATTGCATTCGCAGGATTCTTAAGCATGATTTTTGGTGCTGGT